ATAGGGTGACATTACTTCCCTGCCCCTGCCGCTGGACTTTTCTTCTCCGATATATTCTACGATTCTTTTTGCCATAATCAGCCCTGATTTATCCTGTAGTAGGCGTTACCCAACCCCTGAAGGAGAGTCGATGTTGATCCTATCCTCCCCGCACTAGCGGCATAAGAGCCTGCCGTCAGTTGAATGTCTGCCTGTGATCTCAACTGCCCGGAAATGATCTGCCCTTGTTTTGCGGCTACCCGGCCCCTCGCCCGTGTTTCTTCGGAGGATGTCAGGGCATTCGACCATATCATCGCAACGTCCTCTTCACCTTCCCGCGCTGATTCTTCGGCAAGCCAGACGGGGGTTCCTTCATACGCAAAACCGCTTACTCCTTCTTGAGTTCGCTGATACGCAAGCAGACGCGCTATTTCTTTCCTTTTTATACGGGTAGCGTCGCTTCCGGCCTTGAGCAGTTCATCGGCTTCCCTGTTGGCGATAGCAAGGTTTTCAGCGGCTATGATTTCGTTTTCGTTTGCCGTTTGTTGCAGAAGGGCGGCATTTGCCGCGGCGGTATCTTCAGCCGCTTCACCAGCCTTATACTGTGAATACGCCGAGTAAGCCGTCCCGCCTATCAATGCAACCGCTGCTACTGTTTCCATTATACCCTCACATATCGGACATAGTTTTCTTTGTTCGGCCCATACCGAACCATCATTCCTTCCGGTATAAAACCTAGATGCATTGCCGTTTTATGCGCCCGTGCGTTCCCGTACATGATGCTGGCCTGTATCCTGTGAAACTCTGTTCTGTTGTCCAGAAAGGCGCGTACCACCTTCAGAAGGGCCACCTTCCTTTTCCGTCCTTCAGGTGACACAAGAAGCCATGCCTCCCCTACTCCGCTCCAGAACCACACTATTCCGCCAACACCGAGAATTACCTCGTCTTCAAGCATCGTAACAGCCGGGCCGGATTTAGCATACCAGAAAGCCCTTCCATCAAGATCGCCCATTATATCAAGCATCTGAGAGTCGATATCCTCTCTTTTGATGTTCACCAAATGCTCAGGTTTGAATGCTTCTGTTTTAATCATTGATCGTTGTTATCGGCTCTATAGCTAATACAGTCAGCGGTAACGGCTGTGTCTGAGTGATTCTTATGTATCCATGTCTGCTCCATCCACCTGGGAATGGAACAACCTTATCCCCGGTGAATAACGGTACGGCTTCGCCCATGGCGTCAGAGGCGGTTCTGAATGGTATCGAGTCCAGTGTCCCGGCCTCGCTCCCCACATTACAGCCAAGGGTTTTGTAAAATCTAATTATTATGCCGTGTATCTTTTTCAGCTTCCCTTGCGCCGATCCTGTGGGCGTCGCAACTTCCAAGTCCATGGGTTCGAGAATACTGGTAAACGGAAGCCCGACAGTAACGACTGAGGCAAGGGTGCTTCTTGAAATAACGCCGGATGTGACCGTTGTGTTCGGTTCCGGCGAACCATCCGCAAGTATCGAAACAGTCTCAGATTCCAAATGATCCAGCCCAGAGACTTGCGTCGCCCCGCTCCCTGAATACTGCAACCCACAATCGACATACCAGCAATCGGCCTGTTTCTCTCCGAAGTCGGAGGCCATGTACTCGACGTATCTTTTTGTTTCTCCATTGATTGTCCGGCGAACAATAAACCATACCTGATCGTGTGTGGCGGCAGGAATCACTTCAACGTCTTCAAAATACCCGTCAGTCGAATGATGATGCCATGCTATAATTTCCTGTGTCCGATCATACGTAAACGCGGCCATCGTCCCGTCCGTTAATACGCACCATAGTATCTGATCGGGTTCCTTTTGAAAGGCATACGACACTATCCCCGTTTTAGTAATGTGCTCTGAAAAAATAGTTAAATCGGGAGGATCGCCGAAGTTGTCCTGATCGTAGTCATAAACAAGTTCCCTGAGCTTCCTTCCGACACGCTGAACGAAAAGAATGGCGTTATTGACTGCGAGGCCGGGCAAATCAGTACTTCCATGCCGGGATACCTTACGTGCCTTTCTCATAGTCGGTGTCAGGGCTTCGTCCCACGACCCAGAACTTACAATCCATTCTCCTTCTCCCGTCCCGACGTGAAGAAAACGCGCCCCAAGAATCCACCGGATAACATTTGAATCATCTATCGTCAGTTCAAGCGCATCATCGCTCGCTACGCCTGTTGTCATGTCATCCAGATTTCCAACGGCACTCAGCCATAACGTGTTCGGTTTCTGGGTAGTTCCTGCATATACTGAGCGTTGTTCATACAATGCGACGTTTCCGGGGTATCCGCTTGCCGCGCTCCAGTCTGCGGGTTGCGCCGTAAAAACGGATGAAGCAAGCGTCCAGTCAACATGGGATGTCCTCGTCAGTTGCATCGGCTCAACGGTTTTCGTAACCAGCCGCATGACATCCGCATTTTGCGCGTGCCGAAGCGAACCTAGCACGGAAGTTGCGTACGGAGACTCTATTTCAAGGGCGGTAACCCCGGACAGGATTTGCCCGTTATCCTTGTAAAACCTGATATACTTATGTCCAAATTCCAGCATGTACGCTTGTTCGACATTGAATTGAAATGGAACCAGGCGCGATATATTTGAACTATCCTTCGTCTCGGCAACATATACTGTCCCGAATCTCCGCGACGCCCCACCATGCGGATAGACAATCATGTTTTCAAGCGTCCGGCAAGCGGTAAAGTATTTTGCGAGGTCCGTCCTTCCGTAGAGCCTCGGACTGAACTCACCGCCTATAAAGGCATTTATGATTTTGCTTGTTTTCATAATCTCGCGTCTAGGAACGTGTCATCCACTAATGTTTCTGCGGTTCCCTCTTGAGCATCGGCTGTTTTCGCCTGTCGAAGTTTCTGCTCATACAGCGTCCACATCTGTTCACGATCCCTCGGGCTGGCTCCCGTCATGGCATAGTTTATGTCTGCCGCGAGTCTCGCCGCGATAGCCTCCCTCAGAAGCATACTCATTTCGTTCACATCGGTAACTCTGGCAATATACAGGATGGAGGCCGTTGTTGAATCGGTTAAAAGCCATCGGCCTTCTATCTTCCATTTGTACCCATATTCCTCTTCTTCGTAAAATTTAAGCACCCTTAAACAATACGGATCTGTCGGTAAGGCGAACTTGTAATCATATTCCCAATCAGGGGCCGTTGCACTTCTCACCAGAGAAGTCCTTACTTGGGCGCAATTCCACGGGTAAGACTGCAAAATCGAGTCACGGATATATCCGATTCTCCCGTTACATAACCGGGCTGCTTCGGTGTCCTCGGTTAAAGAGATAATGGCTTTCTGCCCGAGAAGAAACAATGCTTGATTTGCCAGCCCTACAAGACTAGCCCCTCCAGCAACGGTGGAGGATACGTCGCCATAGGTAAACTCGCCCCTGACGTATCTGTCTGCGTCTAAAAGTGACGCTCCGGCATCGCACAAGATGGTATAGGTGATTGAGGAGTCATAGGTTTCAAAGTCGTACATATAAAACCCATCGCCAACCTCCGTCATATCAAGGCCGTCTATTGCGAGACTGCCGTCTGAAATATCCCTGATATTCAGAGTAGGAGCAAGCCCCGTTGCCGGGACACCAGAATCTTCAAAATATACGGTTATATTCATGCGTTCACCATTTTTTCTCTTAACTTGGTTGCTTCTGCTTCCATTTCTGCAATGTTCTGCAACAGTTGAGTTGACTGAGCGTGTTCTGGATTCAGCTTCAGCGCATAATTAAGTGCGCTTTTTGCAATGTTCGCCTGATTAAACCGCAGGAGTGCCCTTGCGTACTGGTCGCATACTCCCCACCTGGTCTTCCCCCCATCATAGTTTTCCATGCACCGTGAGGCATATTGAAACGCCTTTCCAGGGTTGCGGAACACATTGTAATAGTACGCATGAGTCAAATAGGTATTGTTGTACGGATCACATTCTATGGCAAGGTCGTATAGTCTCTGTTTTACGGCAAGAATATGCAGGTCGGACTCCGACTCGGCGTCCGGATTTGCCACTATCTTTTCAGCCTTATCAAAATAGAACAGGCCAAGTGTTTTAATGAAGGCGATATGAACGACTTTGATGGCAATGAGGATAGCAACAAAAGAAATCGTTATATGAGTATTGCCCGATCCCGCCATGGCACCGGCCAATACCCAAAACGGGAATGCGGTGTGGGCCTCTCTCAGGGGAAAGAAGAAAAGCCCATGCACCGCAAATGCGATAATCGCACCAGAGAGGAGGGGGTTCTCTGCCCACAAGAGATTCGAGAAGATATTCAAAAACAAGAAATATCCCACGAATCCAAGTTCGAATATCAATTCAAGATAGTCGTTATGAATCCGGTGTGATGTAATAAATTTTAATGAAGGATACCGTTCCCTTAACCACGGAAGGGCGACCGGATACTCACGCCTGAACGTCCGCAACCCGTAGCCAGAGAATGGCTTTTTCGCTATGAGATGCAATCCCGCAAGCCATATTGAAATCCTGCCGCTTGAACTTTCATTTAGATTTTCCCCCTTGCGGACGAAATATGTTCCGGCCATGATAACGGGTATAAGCATGAGCATCCAATGATTCTCTGTTGATGCTATATATGTCAGGCCAATAAGGGTTCCCAACTGTGCGCCCCGGCACATAGACATGGCTATTGCAAGAGCCAGAACCAGCACCAACGGCAATATCCACCACGATACATTGAAGGTAAGCCATATTCCGGTAAAAAACGGTATTATGAGACTGGCACCCGTATGATTTAAGTTGCCGTATATGAATGACCGCTTTTCTATTTTTTTCGCATTTCTGAATATGATTGTCGGAACAGCAAAGACCAGACCGGGAAGAAACAATATGACCATAAGAAATCGGAAATCAATATGCCGTGCGATAAGAAATAGAATAAGACTGGTTATCAGGAGAGACAAGTCCCACTTGCTTTGGCGGGAATGCGACCAGAGAAGAGAAAAACAGGCCCACAATGAGAAAGCCGCTACTGAAATAGTTGTGCCGTCCCATACAATCGGGTTCACGTCAAAGAAGACACACATGGACGCAAAGATCCCCGTGACCCCCAACGCCACAAAGACCCGTGATTCTTCACGTTGCTGCCAACGCAAAAATAGTATGCAAACGGCAAGGATTACCACATACGCCTCAAACATCATTCCCCCTCCATTGGGGAGGGCCGAAGCCCCCCCCCTGGGTAAATGTTTACACGATGCTGGATGCCGAAGCCGCCACACACGATGTCGCGTCAATAGCCGTTATGCGAATGAGATCGACCGCATTCGTGTCATGCGCGGCGATGATAACGTCTCCGACAACCATTCCGGGGCAGTTTGTTGTGTTGAAAGTAGTAAGCAACGTTGCCCCACTAATGGTATCCGTAGTGTTATAGATGTAGAGCTTTGTAGGCCCAACAGCTATACAGTTCAGTCCTGCTGCTGAAAATGCCATAATTTCACCTCCCTTACGCCAGTAACGCTGTTGAGGCTTCGCTACACGAAATCTTAACGATACCCTCTTCGTCTATCAAAACGGCTCCGCAAGACATCATGGAATCAATGAGGTACGCGGCCTTCTGAGGAACCCAGTCAATCATGGTGATAATCTTCTGGTTTTCAGCAAGACCTACAGCCGACCGATGATATATAAAACACGACCTCGTGGTCGTGGACAACGGCAGATTTGAATGGTAAAACCAGTTGATGTTTCTCCAATTCATTACCTGCGTACCTTTAGTCCACGGAAGATCGCGGATATAATCGGCACTCTTGACTTCGGCAATGTTTATCAGTTCTTCCCACTGCTGAGCACCAACAACCGCCCACCGATCCCCGTCATCAGGAACGTCATACTTATTCAAAGCAATGATGGATTGGAGGATTTTTTGCTTGGTAAGACCCGTTCCTCCCACTGCCACCGTATTGGTCGTCGTCGCATCCATGACAGTCGTAATCCGGCTGTCCACTTCCCGGCCAAGGGCTGCCGCGCCTGACCTCGCCGCCAGCATCCGTTCGTCTGAATTGGTCTTGAGTTCGTCGAGTTTATCAACGTACTCAGGAGCGTATTTGTCCGTTGCTGTTGCGGTAACATTGGAATGTACGGGGTTCATCGGAACAACATCGCCATTCCTGGCTTTGTCGGTTGCGATTCCCTTCCCATAAACTTTGAAACTTACCGTCTGTCCAGGTAAAAGGATTTTACGCCGGACAGTATTCGCGAGTTTACTACCGTACTGCTGATACGCGACGTGGACGTCTGAATCATAGTCGGTAATAAAGGATGTGCTTATTGTGTTAGCCATACTTCGTTCTCCTTTCAGTTAGTTACATTCAAAACCATTGTCCGTTTCGGTTGCCAACTATTGAAAGGAGACGATTACCAAAGGGGTCGTTCCTTCTTATTATGGGCCGTCTTGATTGTTAATAGTTATGGGTTAGCTTTCCGCGCCCAACGACTCAGCATATTCTCTGTTTGCAGCTTCTACCTCCTTGATGTAAGCAGGGTCTCTTTTCCCTATTTCGCTATACCTTGGGTCCATCTTCATGCTTACAAGTTTTTCCCATGTAATGGTAGTATTTCCTTTCCCTGCGCCTGGTTTTGGCAGGGATCGCTCCCCTATAGACTGTGAGAGTGCATACATGCCCTTTACAAAGTCGGGGTGATTCCCCATGCCCGTTTCCTTGACGAGCTTCTTGAACTCCGGGCCAAAGACTTTATCGACCACCGAATCGGCTTTCGACAGATTCGGTTCGTAGTCCTCACCCCAATCGGTTTTAAGGGCGACAACCGCGTCATCATAAAACTTTTGCTGTGCCTTCTGCATTTCTTTATGCTCGGCAATCTGGTCCTCGTTGTATGCCGATACAATGGCTTCAAACGCCTGTTTGGGAATCCCGTTTTTGTGTGCGAGTTCCGCGAACTTTTTCACCCGTTCCTCGTTGAATATCATTCCTTCAGGAAGTTCAGGCGCACTCAGCTCGTACCCATCGGGACCATCAGGAACACCTAACGCGGTGTGGTATTCCTTGATCTGCTCGGGTGTGGCGTTTTCTCCCGGTTTGATTATCCCCTTGGCATTCCGTAACCGGCTTGCATCTTTTTCAAGAGCAATGTACCCCCGTGCCAGCCCCTCTACATCGGGAAACTTCTCAAGCGGCGTCCTCAGGTCCTCCGACAACTGTGTCCGGTAGTCCTGGCTTTCGCCTCCCTGACTTTCGCTTCCTTGTTCCTGGCTTTGCATCCCCTCTTCCATGTTTTTCCTCCATAAGTTCTATGATTCGTAATCCGATAATGACTAAATCGTCATCCGTGGCCTGATACAGCTTCCCCTCCGTCAATGCTTTCCGTATCTTTTCAATTCTCCCCTTCATCTGTTTCCTCCGGTATTTCTGGCGGTTCCTTCAATACGTTCTGGATGTCCAGCCAGATACTCCTGCGCCCCTCTTTTACAAACACATGGCTTTGATCTATCGTTCCATCGGCCCGTAGCATGACTGAACTTGTGTTCTGTCCTGTCATCTTTTTCAGTTCTTCAAGAACCGACTCGCCCTGCGATGTCCCGAACACCGCCCTCCACCGCTGATACCTCTCTAATCTCACCGGGTCTTTCATCTATCCCCTCCAAAACTTCCGTGTAAACCATTGCTTCAAGGTCTTTATCTATGAATCTCCGTATATCGCCATCAGGATTCAAGCCATGGCCTCTCAAGAGCTGCTTCACGAAAAAGCCGCTTCCCATCATTGCCAGTTCCCGCATCGGGATTATTACTTGCCGTGTTCTCATAGGCCGATATTCCCGCTTAATGCGCCGAGCAGTCCTTCGTTCGGGTCTGTTTCTGATGCTGTTTTCGCCCCTTCGAGCATCCCGCCTATTTCCTGCATCCCCTGTGCCCGGAGTGCTTCTTCGGCTCGTGTTTTTCTGATTTTCTTCACGTCTGCCGGGGTTTCCGCTATTTTGAGTACCGCCGGATAGAGTTCTGACGTTACCGAGAAGAACTTGTCTCCGCTTATGTTATCGAGGAGTTCGGGTTTTATCTGTGCAACCGACATGATAAGGCCAAAGGCATTCTGAAGCTCCTGCGCCTCATACAGTCTCTGCGCCTTTGCGATGGGCGACAAATACACAATCTTGAACTCTATCGGATTCTGAGAAGATTCTACCAATGTCCTCAGTTTCGGGAATTTTCCCGCCCGGTACAGTATCCAGAACGACCGTATAATGACGGGCTTCAACAACTCTTCCATGAACCTGTTCAGGAGCGGCCCAAGTATTTTCAGGTTTTCAGACGCAATCTGAATAATTTCCGATGCTGTCCTTGGTTGCCCTTCCTGCTGCGTGCTGAATTGCTTGTAGAAGAAAAATTCCCGTATCTGAGCCCTTTTCTGCTCACACTTCTGCTCAAAGCTCGGTAACTGCTGAAAACTTCCTGCCCCATACAGGCTTCTTGCTTCCGAACCGGGCTTATCCCAGTTGGAATTGTAATTGACACCGCCGGGGCCAACCCTGACAGGCAGTGAAAAACCCTCGTCCGGCAACACTACGGGTGGATCGGTGGCCTTCTGCCATGCCCGGATGCCGGTCGTTTCCATGGTGTTGAGCATCTTCGTGTCCGGCAAGGCGTTCCACCCAAGCCCCCTTCCGTATTCATCGCCTGACATGGCAAACAGTCTCGGCACCGCATACGGAAACTCATCATACCCGCCATCTTCAAGAACCTTTTTCTCTTCGGTGGCAATATAAAATGAGGCAAATGCCTTGTTCATATTGTCCTTTTTATAGTTTCCTTTTTTATCGAGTTCCCTGTCCTTCCTCGGACAGACTACATGCAGTACTTCAAATTCTTTGTCTGTTTTGCGATCCCTGAGGATTTCGTTCATCCGGGGCGTTAATGTCTCAAAGGATTGCTCTGCCTGCCTAGCTGTCATTCGTTGCACTCTGAGCAGGGTATCGACCTTACCTTCGGAATTGGTATCAATGTAGCAGTCCCGCAAGGCCACAGGTATAAAATTGAGGGCCGTGCTCTTGCCTTCGCCTATAAACAGGCCCGATTGTCCAAATCCTATTACTTCTTCGTAAATTCCGTCTATGTTCGTGTAGAAGTTTGAATTGTGATACTCTACCGGCATTATATCGTTTACTTCCTGAAGGGCCTCACGCATCGCCGGTTCCGAATTAAGACTATGGTCGGTCGTTTCAATCCCGTGCCAGGGGAGTGCCGCATTGGTCAGCATACCGTTGATCCCGGCCTTGCAGACATTTAAGGCGTATATGGCCGTCCCGTCCTTGATTTTGTCCATGGTCTTCTTGCCCTTGACCTCGACACTCGTAAAACTTGGACGGTTCGGGAGCATATAGTCGCGTATCTCCTGCCATACGTTATCAAACTGCGAACGGGCAGTCTTCTTCTCGGCAAGAGTATCAAGCCAGTATTGTATGTCTTCGTTTGTCATTATCCAAACCACGAAATAGTCATCGTTCCGGCGGAAGCGGAGATAACGCCTATACCAGATACATCGACCAACGACCTCAACTGGGGATTCATTTCTATCCCTGAACCAGTCCGGGTAGCGGAGTCAAGGTCTGCATTGCTTGCCGCATAAACAGCCGAAGTCAGAGCGTCGGTAGTGTACTGCACGTAGAAATCAGCACTACAGGAAAAGAGGGCGTGATTGGCATTCGTTGGCACTACAAGCGTAACCCCGGTATCAGCTGTTAACTTCACAAAATCCGTGAAACCTGGCTGTCTCGTGCCAATCATGGTGCGCCCGATATTGTCCTGTGTCGTCACTAATGGTATCATGTCGTTCACCTATTGCCCTAAAAGAGTTTTTAACAGAACGGGTGCTTCGCTTAATAGACCCTGCGCCCCGCCTACCGTGTAATACTTCTTTGACGCCCTTCTCCTCAGAGCGAGAGCGGCAGCCGCTTTCTCGGCGGCTTCTTTCGCGGACGCTTCATCCGCGGCTATTTTGTCCGATGCCGTCTTCGCCTCCAGTTCAGCCTTCGCTTTCGCGGCAGCTTTCGCGGCAACAGCGTCGGCCTGTTGCTGAGCGTTTCGGTTCTGCTCGTCCTCGGCTTCGTTTAACTGG